CAAGTTAAATTATCCTGACAGAAGAAATAAGGTTGTTGTTGATGGTCAGCATCTTTTATCTGTTTTTTTAAAAACAAAACAGCCATACATTAACTGTGTTAGAAAAGAATACAAAGACAAAAATCAAGTTATAAGAGATGTAGCTAAACTTAATAATATACAGAAAAGCTGGAATGATGAAAATTATTTAGATGCTTGGTATAAATTTGGCAAAACTAATTTAAAATATTTTACAAATTATGCTTACCTGTATAATATGTATAAAGAAGTTCTAACAGGCTTGCCTTGTGGTCTTTTGATAGATATATATGCTGTTAGCAAGAATGACTTTAAAGAGGGTAAATTAGAATTTAAAGACAGAGAGTTTAGTGATAAACTTGCACAGGTTTGCTATATGCTGAAAACTAAATATAAGAAAGGAGCATTTACATTACAAGGACTACGAGTGTGGGCTTTTAGAAGAAAATTTAAAGATAACAGAGATATAGATTTTACAAAGTTAGAGTGCAGATTGAAATTAGCACTAAGAAATAATGAGGATAAAAACTGTAATTCAAGAGAGGATTTTGAATCATTGGTAGACATTATATATAACAGAATTTAAGAATATATGACAATAGAACAAACAGTAGCACAAATGGTCGTAGAAGATTACTATGGCTTAAATATTAAAAAGAATACTAGAGAGTATCCATACCCTGAAGCTAGGGCTATATATTACAAGATAATCAAAAACAACACAACCTTGCCTTTTCAAAAGATTGCTAAGCCAATGGAGAGAGATCACAGTACAGTTGTTTATTTTTGCAAGAAAGTAGAGGACTGGAAGCAAACTGACAAAGAGTTTCAAGCAAAATTTAATCTGATAGAAGCTGCCTTTAAAAAAGCATTAAGCATAAAACCAACTATGCTTTCAGCAGAATGGTTAGAAGATTTTGCTAAAGAAAATGATAAAAGCTTAAAGGAAATAATTAACTTTCAGCAAGAGAAGTTTGATGATAAAAATAAAACTATATCAAGACTCAGGGAAAAAGCACACAGTATGAGAAACCAAAGAGATAAATATAAGGAACTATATAATAAATGCAATGATAAAAAAAGTTAACATATCTGAGATACGAAAAAACTCAGATAACCCTCGCATTATAAAAGACGATAAGTTTAAAAAGTTAGTCAAAAGCATACAAGACTTTCCTGAGATGCTAGAACTAAGACCTATTGTAGTGGATGAAAATATGACTATACTTGGTGGCAATATGAGACATCAAGCTAGCATAAGAGCGGGACTGAAAGAAGTTTGGATTAAAGTTGCTGAGGGATTGACAGACGAACAGAAAAAGGAATTTGTTATAAAAGACAACTCTTCTTTTGGTGAGTGGGACTGGGATATATTAGCTAATGAATGGGATCAAGAGAAACTAATTGACTGGGGACTTGATGTGCCTGTATTAAATGAAAAAGCTGAGGTAGAAGAAGCCGAAATAGAATTTAGCGAATATTTAGATGAGGCTCACAATTATGTAGTATTGACCTTTGAATGAAATTGACTGGCTGTCAGCTCAAACACATTTTAATTTAAAGTCAGTTTACTCTAAAAGACAGAATGGCAAACCTTGGTCTAAGGGCATAGGAAGAGTTATAAATGGTGCTGAATATCTCAAAGACCTCAAGGATGAATAACATATATATACCCTCTTACAATAGATCTAATCAGGTTAGAACCTATGAGTATTTAGAGCAGGGGTATATTGTTGTGCCAGAAAGCCAAGAAAAAGAATACAGAAAGAAATATGGCAAAGCTGTTTTGGCTATTCCTGACGACAGGGATGGAAGCGTGGCTAGGAAAAGAAATGCGATACTAGATCTGATCAAAGAAAAAACAGGAAGCGGTTGGATGATAGACGATGATTTAGAGTGCTTAAGAAGAAAAAAAGAAAACACAAAAATATCAGGACAAGATGCTTTAGAACATTTTGAGAGGATAGAACTTATGGCAAAAGACGGTGAGTTTATGTTTGCGGGGTTTGATTATAGTGGAGACAATATGAAGCTTAAAGATATGAGCCCCTTTAGTTTTAACAAAATATTTTTTGGGTGTGTATATGTAGATGCAAGAGACAATATAAAATATGACGAAAGATTTTCGATTTGTGAAGATGTAGATTATTTTCTACAAAAGATGGAAAGACATAGAAGAGTGTTAAAAGATAATCAATACCAGGCTATGTTTTTTGGTGAGGATGGAGGAGAAAACTCTGTTATTAGATATGATCAGGAAAAACAAAAAGAGTTTGCTAAGATAATAAACAAGAAATGGGGATATGGTGCAATGGTATGGAAGGGAACAGGATTCAGATTTTATAACCCAATCAAAGGAGTATGAAGATATACAGCCCATCTTATAAAAGAGCGACAGGATTAAAAACGCATAAGTTGTTGCCTAATGTCATTTATTGCATTGATCAGAAAGAGAAAGAGGAATACGAAAAACAAGGTGTTAATCTGGAGATCTTACCCGATGGAATACAAGGAAATATATCCAGAGTGCGAAACTATATCAAAGATGAATTGATCAAAGAGAAGGGCTTGATAATAGATGACGATATTGAAGCGATAAAAATTTGGTCAACTAAAAATGAAAACCCCTATCCAATAAACATAGAAGACATAGAAGAGTTTTTTGAGATGGCTTTTAATATGTGCGAAGAATCAGGTTGTAAATTATGGGGCGTTAATATAGTAGGGGACAAAGGATCTTATAGGGAATATACACCCATAAGTTTTACGAATTGGATCTCTGGGAGCTTAATGGGATTTATAAATAACAAATGCAAGTTTGATGAAAGAATACCGCTTAAAGAGGATATCGATTTTTCATTGCAGACACTAAATAGATATAGAAAGCTTTTAAGGTTTAACAATGTGCATCTTATAAAAAAAGATCACGGAAATAAAGGAGGCTGTGCAAATTATAGAACAGTAGCAAGAGAAAAGGAACAGTTTGAGATATTCCAACAGAAATGGGGGAATAAGATTGTAAAACAAGATACAACACAGAAAGGAAAAAGAAAAAAGGTATTTGACATAAACCCGATTATTAAAGTGCCAATAAAAGGAGTATAACAATGGACAAAACGGACACACTAAAAAAGGCAATACTAGAATCGCTAGAGAAATCTCTAGGGGTTGTTACAACAGCTGTTAGACAGGTAGGAATTGCTAGAAGCACTTTCTATAAATGGTTAAGCGAAGATGAAGATTTTAAAAGAGAGGTGGATGATATACAAGAAATTGCTTTAGATTTTGCGGAAAGCCAATTACATAAACAAATAAAAGAGGGTAGCACGACAGCTACTATTTTCTTATTAAAGACTAAAGGAAAGCGAAGGGGTTATGTAGAAAGACAGGAGATTACTGGAGCCGATGGATATCCGACAGAGATAGAGGTTAATATTGTTAAAAGCAATGAGGTTTGACACCAATGTAGTTTACGAACATCTTATTAATTCAGATAAAAAAATTACCGTTGAGCAGGGCGGCACTAGATCTGGGAAAACATATAACATACTACTTTGGATCATCTTTCACTACTGTGCGCTTAATACAGGTAAGATCATAACTATATGCAGGAAAACTTACCCTGCTCTTAGAACCTCTGCTATGAGGGACTTTGTTGATATATTAAGAGCTAAAGATATTTACAGAGAAGAAAGCCACAATAAATCAGCATCAGAATATAGGCTCAGAGGAAACCTTATAGAGTTTATTAGTTTAGATCAGCCACAAAAAGTTAGAGGGAGAAAGAGGGACTTGCTTTTTATTAATGAAGCTAATGAGTTATACTTTGAGGATTGGCAGCAGTTAATTTTCAGAACACAGGAAAAGATAATAATTGATTACAACCCCTCAGACGAATACCATTGGATATATGACAAAGTAATAACAAGAGACGATGCTGACTTCTTTAAAACAACATACAAAGACAACCCATACTTAGAGGCTAGTATTGTTAGTGAGATAGAACGATTAAAGGGAACGGATGAACAGTATTGGCAGATATATGGTTTAGGTATTAGGGGTGCGTCTAAGACAACAATATTCAGATTTATAGAGGTAGAGGATATACCAGAGGAGGCTAACTTTTTGTCTTTTGGTATTGACTATGGGTTTACTAATGACCCTACAACCATTATAGGTGTTTGGATAAAAGATTACAATCTATATGTAAAAGAGTACCTATATCAAACAATGATGACAACAATAGATATTCACAGAAAGCTAAAGAGCCTAAATATAGATAGAGAAATGATATTTGCAGATAGTGCAGAACCAAGACTAAATGAAGAGCTAAGGAGAATGGGATGGAATATAAAGCCAAGTCTAAAGGGCAGGGATAGTGTTAATGCAGGAATCGACTTACTAAAAAGACATAGGATACATATTACAAAAGATTCTGAGAATGTCAAAAAGGAGTTTAGAAACTATAAATGGAAAGAAGATAGAAACGGAAGAGTACTGAACATTCCTGAGGATCGAGAAAACCACACAACAGATGCGCTGAGGTATGCTACCTATTCTTTATTAAGTAAGCCTAACTTTGGAAAATATGCAATACAATAAAATACTTGTTTATAATTTGTTTATAATGTAAAATTTTGTATATTAGTACAAATGATAAGCAATATGAAAACACAAAACACAGATTACAATGGCTGGAAAAATTACCAGACTTGGAGAGTAGCACTTGAATTTTTTGATGGCACGGATCATTACGATGATTACATTGCTGCAGGGAATGAGGACATCAGCGAATTAGCTGCTTGTCTTAGAGAAGAAGTGGAGGAGTACCTATCTCAGATGGGATCAGGACTAGCTCTTGATTATGCCCTCGCTTTTTTACACGAATGTTCCTATTACGAAATAGCTGAGCATTTAATAGAAGAATATAAAGAAAAACTAAAACACGAGAAAGTATGAAACTGACAGAAAAAAGACAAAAGCAAATAAGAGAAATATACAGAGGGTTTAGCTTATACGACCTAGAGTATTTCTTATTTATGTGCGCTGAAAAAATTACTGTGCCTGTAGACAGGGGTGATTCAGTAGAGTGCCAACAAGGAACTTTTGCTAAGATCAATGGAATATACATAGACCTTATTACAGAAGAATTTGAGGATGCTATCGAAAGAGAAAAAGACAAGAGAATTAATAACCTTTTAAAAGATACAGATGAAAAATTATGATTGGACACCTGACAGAGAGCTAATACCTCCTGATGATATGGATTACGAATGCCCAATGTGTGGCAGACCAACAGATAGTGATGACTATTGTTCATCAATTTGTTTTGAAGCTAGTTTAATTTAATTTGCATATAATGAAAGATTATATTATATTGTCAGTACCTTTTTTCATACTTACCTTTATCTTCTTACTGCTGTGTAAGTTTGCAGATAATTTGATGGGGGTTGTTTGATAGTTTTTGTTTTAATTGTAATTTAGGGTAGCAGAAATGCTGCCCTTTTTTATTTGAAAAAATTTGCGTTAAATCGTTATATAATTATGAAGATAGACATTACAGTTCCTGATCAGCTTTCTGAGATAACTCTCGGACAGTATCAAAAATTCCTAAAGATACAGGGAGAAAATCCTGATGAAAGGTTTTTGTCTAGCAAGATGGTGGAGATATTTTGCGAAGTCAGTCTTAAAAAAGTTATGCGGATGAAGTTGGCAGATGTAACAAGCATTTGTCAAGTGCTAATAAATATGTTCAACGAG